ATAGACTTTGAAAACATTCTCCGCTCTGCCATTTCCTTTATCCCCCTATTTTTAATCAATTCTTTTTGCAGCAAGATTTATTATTGCGGTCTTGTCGTAACCGATTCCGTTATCTGTGAGTAATTCCTTGAAAGTTGCAATCTGTCTTGCATTGCCCTTCAAAGTAATTCCCGGAATAATTTCAAGCCCCATTTCATCAGCAATAGCGCGTACACTGTCAATCTCGTTTTCGTTTCCAAAAACATTGAAGGTGTAAATTGTGCCGCCTGTAGCTGCTGCCGGTGCTGCCTGTTTTGGTGCAACCTTTTCCACTTCGCGTGTCTCAAAATTGACATTGTAGGTATCTTCAACCGGCGTGTTTTCAGGCTCTTTTGTTTCTTCTTCCTGAATCCCGAAAGTTTCATTTTCTGCTTTTTCTTTTTCTTCGCGCGCCTTCTTTTCCGCTTCCAACTGTGCAAGGCGTTCGCGGTTTGCTTTCAATTCTGCGCCCTTGTTTAAAGTCTGCTGCAAGTTGAGAGTAGACAAATACAAGTCTTTGAGAATTGCGGTGTCTTCGCCGAAAGCGTCCAGTGAAGCAAGGTCGCCGGTAATGTTTTTAATGATTGTGTCAATTTCAGCGTCTACTGCTGCAAGTTTCGTTGTTTTATTCAGCCATTTTGCATTGAAAATGCGGTCAAGCGGTACAAGATTGAAGTTTTTGCCGTTCCAAAGTTCGATAATCTGCGCTTTTTTCTGCGCCTTTTCCTCTTCTTCTCTTGCCTTTACAATGACATCAAGTTTGCCGCTTGCGGTCTTCATCATGTCGCAAGTTTCTGAAATGATGTTTTTGAACTCTGCAAATGGCATATTCCACTCTTTTTCAAGTGCAATTCTGCGGTCGTTCAAAGTCTTAATTGCCGCGTTGATTTCTGCCTTGTCTTTTGCAGCCTGTTTAGCGTCTCCGGCGTAATTGTCTACCGAATACTCTTTAAGTTTTTCCTCGACATACGCTTTAATGTCTTTTGCGTTTGTTACAAGACTTCCCAGTGTTTTTTCTTTGATTATCAATGACAAAGGATTTGTTTCCATTTCGTTATCCCCTTAATGCTAATTCTGCTAAGTTTTCAACCTGAACATTTTCCGGCGTAGTCCATTGTGGAATCGGTAAATGTCCGGCTTTTTCAAACGCTCTTTTAACTTTTCCGCGCAAGTGCGGATATTTGTCAAAAAAAGCGTTCCAACCGTGCGCGTGAAAAAACTCATGTTCTTCACGCGTCAGGGCAAGCACATTCCAAGCGCAATCTGCGAATTGTGGTGCTGCTCCCCGGCTTACAATGTGGTGGCAATCTACACTACCGCCTAAACCGCTCGCCTCACTGTAAACCGCTCTTTCTCTCCACTCGCTAACCGTCATGTCGTCCTTAAAATCGTGTTCCTGCTTGCCGCGCCATATTTCCCACTCGTAGAGAACTTTTCTAACATCAGCTTGCAAGTCGTAATTAAGTTCGCATTGTGTAGCCAAGTGATACAGTAAACCGTCAATGAATCTTGCAGCCGCAACTGTATTAGATTCTGAAATATGTACCGCTCTTAAAGTGTCCTTCCTGAATCGTGAAGGCGTTTTATCGGCGTACTCTTCCAGTAAATCTAAATACAAGTCGTAACGCTCGCTTTCTGTCGGCTTCCTGCCTTCCATGCTCTCAAAAATAACAGTGATTAACTTCCAAACGCTATTAAGCTGCTTGTAGCTTCTGTGTTGAAATTGCGCGTCAATGTCGCATTTCAAAAGAATCTCGCTCTTGCTGCGTTCCTCTCTTGATTTCTTGCCGTTGAAAAGTTTGTAAATCAACTGCAAGTCTTTAGGGTCGGCGGCGCGTAAAACAATTTGATTCTTGTATAAAACGCCGTGAAAGAATCCTGTTATTTTCACCGTTCACCCCTTAAAAAAGTCCGTCTCCTGCCGGAATCTCGCCCTTGTCGTACATTTCAGCCTGTGCCTCAAAAGCGGCGTCAATTCCTGCGTCGTCAGGTGTTTCTACCGGCGCGCTTTCAGGTGCAGCCGGTGTTTCTGTCTTCTGCTCGATTTTTTCCGGCTCTTTTGTATCTGTCTCAATCACATTTTCCGGCGAATAGTCAAAGTCTTTTGTAACTGTGTACTGATTGCCGTCTTTGATGATGTTTGTTTTGATAATTGCGCTATCGCCGTTTACTGCCTCTGCAATAAGTTCAGCGTTTTCAACTGCCTTCGGCGCATACTTCAAAACCTTTTTAAGAACGGTCTTTTTTGCCATGCTTTCCGGGTCTGTAGTCCACGGTGATGTATAACCCTTTTTCACGCTCTGTGAGTATTTTTTAGCGTGATTCATTACGGCTTCCCATGACATAACTTCAAACGCGCTCGCGCCATTTTTCAGTTCGTAGAGTCCGTAAACATAAATCGGTTTGTCTGATTTTTCGCGCGGTCTGTGAATCAGTTTTTCTTCAAGTCCGTATGAATAGTCAAAGTCGTCGCCTTCATAGACAATGCGCGCTACAATCTTTTTGTACTGTCCTGTACGGTAGCAAAGGTCAATTAAACCCTGATAACCTAACTGGAACTGTGTTTCAAGTACGCCCTTATTCTGATACGGAATCAAATAAGCCTGTCCGAGCGGTGTATTACATTCAAGTCCAAGCTGCGCGCTTGTAAGAAGTGCGCCCATAAAAGATTCAGGCGTAGAGTTCGCAAGTTTAGCGTCCTTTGAAAGCGCGGTGAGTGCAATTCTCATCATGCGTTCAGGTGTGATGTTTGCAGGAAGCGCGTTTTTAATTTGGTCGCTCATTTTAGCAACCCACTGTTTCAAAGTCGGCTTTGCGCCGTTGTTTACATTTGCAAGTTTTGTATTTGCGTTATTTCCGTTTACATTCATGTTTTCAGGTCTCCTAAAGAAGGGCTACGCCCAGTTTGTAAAGTTTTCCGGCAACTTCTCTTGTCGCCTTAATATCTGCTAAAGCGTCGTGCGCATTTTCAAGATTAACGCCCAAGTGTTTAGCAACTGTTCCCAGTTTTCTATCAGGCAAGTACGGTAACGCTTTTTGCATACCGGCTCTTTTTACCTGTACGAAAACATCAGCAATAATGTTTGAGAAGTAGTCCTCAAACTTGTAGCCGTTTCTTTCAAGCAACGCTTTCAGGTGCTTAATGTCAAACTCGACATTGTAACCGGCTATAACTAACTTCTCGCTCTTGCTGCCGTCCTTCTGCCAAAGTTCGCGCGCCTCTTCCAAGAAGTTCGCAATTTTCGGCATTTGCTCCCTTTCGTCCGGGAATGACTTTATATCCTGCTCCAAATATCCGTGTACCTTTCCGGCTTCCTCGTGATACTTGATTGTGTCATTCAGTGGATTCAGGAAGAAACATCTTTCACAAATAACCTTTCCGCCGTCCACTAAAACAAATGCAAGTTCAAAAGCTGCCGAATCAGTAACTTCAAGCCCTGTCGTTTCTGTATCAAGCCATAAAAACCGCATTTTCTTCACGCTCCTGTATTGCAACCATACGCAAGATAAAACCCTGCTTTGCGTTTGCAAAGAAAATTACAAGGCAAAAATCCGGGTCTTTATTCGCTCCGCCGTCTTCAAGTTCGCGATTGAACTTTTTGAAAGTCTCTGCGACTTTTTCCGGCGACACTTCATCAGCGTATTCGCAAACCTTTATGTCGCCTTTTTTATATCCGCGCATATCCCAGTTTTTCAGGAAATTATCGCATTTTTCGATTCCTTGAAGGCAAACAACCTGCTCGTTTGTTAAAGGCTCTTCTGATACTTCACGCATATATTTACCCCTTCGATTTTGTGATTCTAAGAACGCGACTTACGCTATCTTTTGCGTATGCTTCGTAAATCCCGGCTTTTTTCATGGCGTTTGTATCAACGCGCTTTGTAGTCTGCGTGTTGTATGTAACCTTCCATGCGCCGATAATTGCCGTTGCTTTTTCAGCGTTTTCGCCGTTGCTTGCAGCACTCATGCGCATAAGAATCTGCTCTTTGATTGCGTCTGATTTTGCCTGTAAATCCTTAATCTGCGCGTCGATAACCTCTTTTTCGTCGAGCATTGTTTCACAATCGCCGTCAAGTTCGATTTCTGCCGCCATAGGCAAGGATTTTACAAGTTCAAGTTCGTTTTCATTTCCTGTAGGTGAAGGCGCGTTATCTGCAAGTACATTGTTTTCCCAAAAGTCTGTTTCGCGGTCGATAAGCTGCGCAATAAAATCATCGTTGCGCGGAATTACATAATGTCTGCCTTCGTACTGGTCGAAAATAAAAACGGTGAGAACAAACCATGAAAGCCCAGTAACTGCCATGTAGTGTTGAACCTGCGCGTAGTAACTGTCAGGAACTTCGTCGTTTGTGAATCCCTCGCCGGTGCGTGATGTTTTAATTTCGTGTCCGCCAAGACCACTAACAACACTACCGGCGATTTCTTTTTCACCGTCCACGAAAACAAGTCCGTCAAAGTTCGCGTTCATAAACTCATGTTCTTTGTTGCGGAACATTCCCGGAACTGTCTCAATCTCAATTCCCAAGTCGGCGCGCGCCTTCTGTCTAATAGGGTCTTCGAGAATATTGCCCCATTCAGTAGCCTTATTGCCTTCAAAGCTTGCAAAGTCTTTTTTCGCAAGATAAACGCTTAAAGGCGTTGAATACTTGTTAAGTCCTAAAATCGCTCCTGCGTCCGAGCCGCCGATTCCAGTAGTGCGCAATTTAAGCCACTGTTCGTGTGTGTACTTGCTTGTGTCTGTAAAATGCACATTACCCAAGTCAAGAACCTTTTCATACAACATGATGTTTTACCCCTTCTGTTTTTGAGACATCAGCCGTCTTTTTATTTGCCATGCGGTTTAATCTTGCCATTTCGTAGCGCAATTCTGCCGCTTGGTCAGTGCCGTAGCCCATACAGAACAATAAGCACTCCCGGAAAGTCCCGGTAAACTTTTTCCCCTCGTGTTCCGTTTCGTACAAGTCGATTTTTTTATCGCCGTACTCAATTACCACCCTATGCAACTTCATAAGCTGCCTACCCGATGTAATAACGCTTTACGCGTCTAGGCTCTCCGTAGCGATTCTTTACAAGAATGATTTCGCCGTGAATATGAACGCCTTTTTTCTGCAATTCAAAAATCCTTGCCGAAAGTCTAGATTCGCCCAAGTCTGTAAAAGCCTGTAATGTGGTGATTGAACCAAAGTCAGCCATGTAGTCAAAAACTCTTTGTTGTGTTTTTGAAAGTTCGATTGTATCAGCCATTACTCGCCCCCTGTCATGCTGCGCAATGTCTCTTGAACCTGCACAAGTCTGTCATTCAATCTCTCGATTGTTGTTTCAAGACGCTTTTCTTCGCGACGTAAACTTTCAGGGCTTTCAAGGTCGTCGTCTACCGGCTTTGCCTTTGCAATCTGCTTAACCTGTTCAACGGTTTTCCCTTCGTCAGCCGCCTTCTGTGCCGCTGCTTTTATCATCATGTCTTTTGCAGAGTTAATGACTTTTGCCATTTCATCAGATTTTGTTTCTGAATTGCGCATTTTCAGGTATTCTTTTGCCTTGTTGCGCGTAATCTGTAAGTCATGCTCGATTACATCTTCCTTGCGCTCGTTGTTGCAGTCGCAACTGTCATAGATTTTTGTCAGGATTTCGCCCAGTTGTTTCTGTGCGGCAATAATGGCTTTCTGAATCTCTTTAGCTTCGTCAATAAGTTTTTGAGTTTCCTCGCTGCGTGTCCGCTCATAGAATCCGTATGAGATAGCCTTTTCCAAAAAGTCGTAGAATGTCGCCCAAAAAAGACCGTTATGTCTTCCGCCTTTGTCGCCTTTTTCAGTCGTCAGGTAGTGGTGAGTGAACTCATGTACTGCGGTGTACATCAATTCATTTTCAGTGTTGAAGTTTCGGTTATGCAGAAAGATTTCATGTGTCGCCGGCTTGTAAAGTCCGTTTACTTTGTTTGACTTTTTGCCAGTCTGCGTAACCGTAAAATCCTCTTTGCAATCAAAAAGTTTTTTAAGGTTTGATTTAATTTCCTCGTTCGTCATACCTTCCAGTCCTTTTGCCAAAAACAAAGGGCTTGATTCTGCGTACTTGAACCAAGCCCTTAATACTTGCATTTCTGCAAGAACCGACAAGCGGTTAGGAAAGTACGCTAATCCTAACAACTCGTACCGAAAAAGCATTTCGATTTGCTCTTTCTAAGTTGATTAAAGATTAGCACCGATTAT